CCCTTCTTCTTCTTCATCTTCATCTTGCCACCGGGCAACTTGTTCTCAGCCGCACCGGGAACCTTCAGTTTCTTGTTCATCAGCGACTCCTAAAAAGATCGGGGCGCGAGCCGGACACCCGGCCCCGATGAACACCGCAAATTACTGTGTAAACTTCTCCGTCATGGCCCAGGATTCCCGTATATAGCCCGCGGGTTATCCCAGCCTACGGCGTATCTCTCACTTGACGCAGCCATCATGTTGCGCGTGGTGAAGTCGTTGTCATTGAAGAATGACACCGCCTTGCGCGTCTGGTGGATGAGGCCATGGCCCTCACCGCCGGCATCCGTGAGGATGTACCAGAAGTGCGGGTTGGTGAGGTAGACGCTTTGCATACAGCCTTCGGGCAGTGCGTTGTCCCACTTGGTTGCGTTGATGTCGTTGTTCGCCGTGCCGGGTTGATAGACGCTCTTGGTGAGGCGCAGAGCGTTGTACCAATCCTGACGAGCGACGACCAGCTTTCTCGGCGTGACGTTGATGAGCAGACCCTTGTCGTCAACGAAACCCTTGATGGCAATCAGCACGTCCTCGAGCGAGACTTCCGACAGGTCAGCCGCCGTCGTCGGGCGGTTGGCATAGGTCAGGCCCGATGGCGACAGATGCGCCGTGCTGCACAGGCAGACCGAATCCGCTCCGACGTAGGCTGCGGTGAACGCCCGGTTGTAGATCAGATGCGCGTTCAGTTCGTGCGCCTGCCGCATGGAGAAGGCGAGGGCGCGGGTGCGGCCCTTGCTGATCTTGTCGTACAGGTTGTCCTCGATTTCCTCTTCCGTGCAGGCGTAGCCGAGGGCAAACGTCGCATTGGTGAGGCGAGTCGTGAATCCCTGCTGCATCGAATCGAATGCAATCGGTTGGCCCTGACCCTTGAATTGGGCAAGTCCCAGACCGACGTAGCCGACGTATTCCTCATAGTTCTTGTCGGATTTGACTTCGCTGAAAAGACTCGGGTAGGTAAGAGGATGTTCCTTGTACGCGATCCCGAAGACTTCCTGTAACCCCGGCCACAGCAGTTTGGGGTTCGAGCCTGTGGTGATGACGCCGCCGCCCATGTCAGTTCTCCTTTACGCTTGACCAGGGGTGCCGACGCTGCCGAAATCATGGACGTTCAACTTCACGTTCCACATGGCATAAGCACCAAAGGCATTGTTCGGAACCTGAGCCAGCCCAACGAGCTTGCCGGCCAGAGTGGACGCGCTGGCGATGGTCGATGAGTTGATGACCGTCCGCGACAGAGAATTCGCCGTCGATCCAGCCGCAACGGTGAACGCGCAGTTCTGGTTCGCGCTGGCCGCAACCTGCAACGTCGCCGTCAGGTCGCCTTGGCAGGTGAACAGCACCATCGGATCGTCGCAGACGTAGACGTAGTAATCGCGCGTCTTGGTCCCGGGGATGTTGATGTTCTCCAGCGACAGGGCAGGACCGGCAATCGACACACCTTGCTGGTTCGCCGGTTCGACGCCGACGATGATGCCGCGTTGCTGACCCGTGCCCGCAGAGACTTGGACGCTGGGCACGCCATTGGCATCGGCGGCTTTCGCTGCCGTTACCGGATCGCCGATGTAAAAGGCGGTGGTGTCGGTGCTCGCAATGTAGTAGCGAGTACCGCCCTCGTTGAACTTCGTCGCACTCAGACTGCGCGAGGGCGCGAGTCCGAAAGGTGCATTGGTGTTAGCCATCATTTCTCCTAACGATAGAGTTTCGACCCGATGTCGATCTTGACGGTACGCGCCGGTCCTTGGGCATCAGCCGGATTCTGGCTAAGTCGTCCAGACCGCAGGGCTTCTTCGACCCGTACATTGGTCGCCTGCTCGCGTTGATCGTCGTGTATTTGCGCCAGCTTTTCCGGCTTCTTCATAAGATAGGCGTAAAGCGGCTCAGTACCATTAGTTCCAACTATTTTCCGTACATGCGAACCTAGATCGTTGTTGCTCGGGGTCAACCCTTCGTTTAGAGCTATTTCGTCTGCTTTGACCAATAGCCATCCTGAAGACAACGCCATCTTGATCCGGACCCCGGAATCGTGCTCGTCGTTGAACCAGCGGGTACGAAATCCGGGGATGGGATCTTTGTCGTTGCCATCCTTGCCATACACCTGCAACTTCAGCATCTCGCCCGAAAAGAGATTGGGCGGCGGTGCTTCCATCGTACATTCCGGTTGCTGCTCGAAAACGGATTCCGGAGCGGGAGTCATCACTGCATCTGGAACAGGAGCCGCAGCCTGTTGTTGTGGTTGCGATGCTGCTGCCTTTGCCTTCGGCCACTCGGAGCGAGGGATGCCTTTGTAGGGATGGGGTTTGCGCGGCATCTCTAGCTCCTGAAGAATTCTGGATTTTCAGCGGCGAAACGCTTCAACAGCATTTCCTTGGTCACACCCGGGGTGTCGGAGATGAACTTGTCGTAAATCTGCCGCACGTCGGGCTTCAACTGGTTCCACGACACCGTGCGCCGTGGCGTCGAATTGGAGTCTCCGTCGCTTTCCGCCATGGCCGACCGACGCATTGCCGGGAACTTCTCGGGATAGAGGCGTCGGGTTCGGTCCCGCGCCATATCTAGGGCGTCGGCAACCGGCGTCCCCGGATTTACATCCATGATGGCCTTCAACTCCACAGCAAAGTTTTGAGCCAATCTCTTGTCGGTCTTGATCCACGGGTTGCGTGACTCGAATTCCATATAATCGCGCTGGACCTCGGGATCAATAGTCTGCGGGGTCGAAACCGCCTTCGGCTTTTCCGCCAACTTGAGATCGAGCAACTTGTTCGCAATCTCATCGACCTTATCCCAATCACCGTTCTCGCGTGCCTGCCGCAAGTCCAGTTGCAGCGACGACCGCTCGAAATTGCGCTTGCTTTCTTCCTCCGCCTGCGCCCGTTGCGAGTCGCGCTCTTCCAGTTTCTTGATCTTCTCCCGCAGTTCCTTGTTCTCTTTCGACAGGATGGGAACGAACGCCCTGCGAAAGTCCACATAGTCCGGAGCCGACTTCCAACCGCGGTCGCTGCCATGGGTTTCGACCCACTCTTCCTTGCTCACCCACCCGGATTGCCGCGCTTCCAGTTCAGTTTCGTTCTCGGCGGGCTTCGTACTAGAAGATTCCTGTGAAGCACCTTCTTCCGTATCTATCTCGACAGTCAGATCCTCGTCCGTCGCAAGCGGATCGTCGTCAACGGTGAACTCGTTGGGCGGAATGACCGCTTGATCTTTTGCTGCTGGTTGTGGCGTAGCCATAATCGACCCTTATATTCCTGCTGGTTATAACTGTCAATGCTACTTATGCCGCCTGCGGCATATTGTCGGGCATGTTGACCCCAAAAACCTCATGCGAGGCTTCTGCTCCCCGAATCATGTAATCCGGCAGTTTGGTTGCCTTCCCCAGCACATCGGTAGCCCGCATGATCCAGTAATTCTGCCCGTCCACCGGGAAATGCTGACCCGCATAGCGAGCGATCAGCACCGTATCTCCTACCTCAATACCCTGCATTTGCGGTGCTTTGGAGGCAATTTCGCCGCACTGCACCAAAGTACCCATCTGCTGTGCCATCTGTTCCTTGTCCTGAGAGGCTTGAGGCAGAAGAATCCCGCCCATGGTCTTTTCCTCTACCTTCATCAGCAAGACGAGGATCTTGTCTCCCGTAACTGTCAAACCCGACTTATTTTCCATCTTCTTCTGCTCCCTCTATGTTCTCGATGCTATTGATAAACGCCTGAATCCACCCCGCTACCGCCAATCCAGCGGCATTTTTGGTCGCCCAAGCGTGCGGATTCTCGTCCTCGTAGTCGTGATTAAGCCATTGGTCCTGGCATTGCCTGACCGTTTCCCTTAGCAGGTCCAGCAGCGCCCGGGTTTGCGGCTCCCTCGACCATTCCAGCCACTGCGCCCCCTTCATTTCTGTGCTCACGTTGGTGCTCCATGTCTTTCTGGATGATGGAGAGAGCCTTCAGCAAGCCCTCGTTCTTCAGCTTCACCGCCTGAATCTGTGCGTTGATGATGTTGATCTGGTCCTGCGTAGCCACACCCTTTGCCTCGGCCAATGCCTTCTCGGCTTGGGCGTAGAGCTTCATTATTTCTGCCTGATTGCTCTGCACTTCCAGTTGCAGTTGGATCTGCGCGTCCTGCCGCTCGGCCTTGAACTGGGCGACCTGAAGCTCGAACTGCTTCTGCTTCAACTGGGCGTCCATCATCTTCGGGTTCGGCATGGGCGGGAAGTCCGCTGCCGGCTGCATCGTCGGCTTTCCATCCGGTCCCGGTGGTCCCGGCTGCTGAGGTGGCGGCATGATCTCGTCGATGTTCGGAATCTGCATCGCCTTGTACAGCCGCAGGAGCGCCTGATACTTGTTGTGCCCGGGTAGCTGCACCGCATTGCCGGCGACCAGTTTTGCCTGATCTATCTTCTGCGTATCGCTGACGACATGGGGGTCCGCAGCGGGGCGGATCGTCAACGACGGTTCCTGATAGTCTGACGCAAGGACCATCGCCCCCTTTCCGGTCGTCAATTCGGTGTAGTCCTGATCGACTTCTAGATAGAGTTTGTTGAGAT